CAAGTGATGATGGAGGAGTCCATACTTTAGGCTTTTCAGTTTTAGCCCGAGTTTGACTCGCGCGGGAAGTTTTTATTGTTTTATCTTTTTCCATATGCTTATACCTCCTTCGCGGCTAATTGTTTCGCATATTCTTCTAGCGGCACACCTAATCGTTTAGAAATTGCTACCTGTGACGGTGTGAGTTTCACAGTTTTTCTGCGTCCCTTTGTGGCCGGACGTTTTGCACTTGCAACAGTCTGAACTGGTTCAGCTGTAGTTGACTCATTATTACCAAATTTATGTGGGAATTCAAGTCTTATTCGTTTATCTACCTCAGAATAATATTCATCTGGACCTGTAGATGGGTCATAGCCCTCTTCAACTAGCTTTTTATGTATGTCAAAAGCAGTGTAAGTCATAGCACTATCTGTACCAAACCAAGAGTTTTTGGCCGCCCAAGCGTCCGCTCTAGGGTCTGGTGGTGATGGTTGCTGTGTAGGTTGCGCTGGTTGTGTAGGTTGCGCTGGAGTTTGTGCAACTGCATCTTTGTTTTCAAAAGCTTGTTTTAGTCTATTTAATCTTGCGTGATCGTTTGCAAGTTCAGCTAGTTCTAAGTTTGCTTGTGTTTGAGCATCAACATCACCTAAGTTTATAGCGTTTTGTAGTTTAGCTTTTGCTGCTTCTAAGTTTGTTGTAACTCTTTTTTCAAACTCAGCTGTGTAGTTTTTATCTAAGTTTGTAAATCTACTTCTTAGTTGCTCAGCTTCTGTTTTTACATTTTGAGCGTATTGAATAGCTTCTTCTTTTTGTCTTTCAGCTTCTCGCATCTTCCGCGTAAGCTTAGCTATTCTTTTATTTACACTATCACTGTAATCATCCAGCTCTTGTTTTTTAGTTTCAACAGGCTCTTCAGGTTTTTCTTCTGCTTCTGCCTGTTCTACTTTTATTTCTTCTTGTGGTTCCTCCTTGGGCTCTTCAGGTTTAGCCTCCAGATCTACCTCTGTCTCTTCGTAGTCAGCTTCGCCAACATCTATTATTTTTTCTTCTTCTTGCATAGATTATCCTCCTCTATGTTAAAATGCGTGAAGAATATCATTAGGATCATCTATTGTTCCTAAGACTTCATCATCGTTTAGTAATCGTATCTCACCACCATCAATCTCCATGCGTGACCCTGCATAACGTGCAAACACCACCCAATCTTTCTCTTTGCACCATGGACCTGTTGGGTACTTGTCTTTGTCCTCATAACAAAGATCACCCATCTTTAATACGTATCCAACTTGTGTTGCAACACGTGCTCGGTCTAATGTTTCTTGTGCAATGATAATTCCACCTTTGGTTTCTTCTTTAACTGCAAAGGGCATAACTAACAAACGCCATCCGGTTGGGTTTGGTAATTTTTCTAAACTTGTTTCTTGAGTTTCTTCTTTAACTTGTTCAGCCGCTACTTTGGCTTGTTTGGTTTCTTCTTCGTATTTAGCTTCTAATGCGTGTGACTTTGTCATCATCGTTTGGCTCCTTTGGGCTTAGCAGGTTAGAGAGTTCCTGATTTATTAAATCGATACCGTGTATCTTACCTATTATATATTTATATTCTTCAATATTGTCAATCCCCCCGCTTGCTAGAGTTTGTACTAGTCCGTCCAGCACGGTCTGAATTGTCTTTTTTAGTTTGTATATGACGTGTATCGGGTCTGTAGCTTCTGACATATTTTTTCTCCTTAGCCCCCAATCTTTCCCAGAACTCGTCCAACGGGTTCTTAGGTTTATCTCCCCCCATAAATCCCCCTAAAATAAATTTAAGTCAATCTACTTTTTCTTGAAAATATCAACGCCCTTCAAACCGTATATGGACGCCACGACCCCGACAAAAAGCGTCTGGTACCAGAAAGGTAAATTGTTAAACTGCTCGAAGAACATGTGCAATTTCTGTTGTATCTCTGGGTCTTCACTAAACACAGACCATATTAACAAAATGACTGGGGCACTTACGAGCAAAAGCACGAACTCGTCTTTCCATCCCTTGTCGTTTGATTGCCTTACAGCTGCTTGATACTCAATTTCGCCACTTGCCATTTTTTGTGCATGCAACATAGCTGCATCTGACTCGAGCATTTTACGCTGCTGTCTATTTTTCATTATGTGTGTGCCAGCGCCGATTGCTAGTTTGACTACGTCAAGTATCATGTGATTATGTGATTATTGCTATGATTATAATTACGACAACTGCTGCACCGATGGCTTTAGTTTTCCAACCCATCGAGTTCCATTTGTCGACTGCTTTTGCTTTTATCGATTCGATCATTTGCGTCTCCTCTTTTGTTTTATCCCAGCCTCGTTAAGTGCGATAGCTATGGCTTGTTTCCTATTCTTTACTTTTTTCTTACTTTGTCCAATATTTAATTTACCTTTTTTAAACTCACGCATTACCTTACTGACTTTCTTTTGTTTTTTGTCAGTTGTTTTGCCTAAATTGGATCTAGATATAGCCATTAAAATAACGGATTGCCCCCTAAAACATATCTAAGCGCATACTCCAAACTATAACCTTCATCAAAACCCATCATAGTGTCAACCGTGTCTTGCTCAGCTAAACTTAAACCATTGTATATTGCTTGTAAATCTTGCTCTGTAGGCTGTGGTGATTGTGACTGTGACTGTCCAGCAAGTGCTCCAGACTGAGTTTGTGAAGAAGGTGGTATGTATACCTCTGACGGTCCTCTGGTTGCTGCTTTTTCTTCTGCCCTTAATTGCTCCCCCATAGATATTTGAGCAACTTGTTCAGGAGTAAAATTAACTCCGGTTTCATAAAAAGCACTTTCTGGTGTTAATACATTAGCCGCTTGAACGGCTTTTAAATAATCTGATGGTGCGTTTTGTAAATTGGCGACATCTCCTATTATGTTGCCGTCCTCGTCCATTTGATAAGGTCCTTCACCAAAAGCTAAAGATAAAAACATACCAGGTATGTTACCTGACAGAAAAGCTAAAGGGGCATTTGTATATGGCAATGTCGCTCCCGCAAGCACCGCTTCTAAACCCCCTCCTATAACTTTTCCTGCTATTTCTTGTCCACTCAAAGGTGGTGTTTCAACCTTTGGTTCTGGTGTGAAAAGATTTCTTAAATCACTAAATTGAAAATTACTTGCATCGTATATGTCTTGTCCAAAGTCATCTAAAAAATCATCAAACTCACCCTCATAACCCACTCTTGCAAGTAATTTTTTTCTTTGATCAGGTCTAAGTCCACCATAAAGTCTGTTTACATAGTCTGCTACTGGATCATATTGAAACGTTAAGTTTCTATTAAAAAGAGCCTCTATAATACTATTAGTAGTTTGTTTTGGTGTTTCTTCTACAACTTCAGGAGCTGCAGAAACTGCTGCTGTGGACATTATTGGGTCTGATCCTCCTCCACCACCAGGAGGAACATTTGAAAGATACTCAGCTAATGTTGGAGATGCGGCTATATCGGCGATTACTGGACTCTGACCACCACCTCCCGTAGCAGGTGTAGAAGGTGTAGAAGATGCTGCTGGGGTGCTTACAGGACCTGCAATGTCGGCCATATTAGGCCTGTTGCCACCTCTGGTTGGATCTCTTCCAAAACCGCTTGGACCCGGTTTATTCGGTCCTTCGTGTGCACCTGTATGTCCCGGCATTAATCCTTCTCCTTAACAACAGCTGTCATGTCTTTTATGCCATCTTTTGCAAGTGAGACACTAGCTCTAAGTTTTTGATGTTTGTCGTTGAGCTCCATTTTGTCCTCTGCAAGCTCTCTAGCTTGTAATAATCGGGCCTTATCAAGGTTTAATTGGTCCTCATCTTCCTTCTGTTTTCGCATATTTTCTTGTGCTCTGAGCTGTACTTCGTCCGCTTTTAATCGCAATAATGGGTCATTATCAAGCTGATTTAAGACCTTTTTCTCCTCCTCTAGGTACTCAGCCATAGTTTCAGAGATCAAAACAGCCTTTCTAGACTCCATTTCGGTGTTAATTTTCTGTATTTGTTGCTGCATTTGCATCATTTGCGGGTTTTGTTGCATTACTTGAGGGCTTGGAGTGCCCATTTGCTGTATTTGTTGTGTAATTTGCTGAACTTGAGCTATTTCTTCCTTAAATTCTAGTTGAACTTGCTCTTGAGCCATCAAACTTATGTGTTCTAGTATGTTTTTTTGGATTGCAGCCAAAATATTTGGGTTTGTACGCACAATTTGAGTGCCCATAAACGATAAATGAGCCTTCATATGAGCTGTGTGGTCTTGATTGGGAAAAGCTTTAATACTTTTTGCTGATAAAGCGTTGATATGTTCCACACTCGGGTCCATAGGAGCTGGTTGAGCCACAGGTGGTAACAAAGCATCTATATCTTTTACACCCAAAGCTTCATACATAGATTTGTAAGCTGAGTATAAGTTGTGCATTCCAGGATTTGACATCGCCATTTGTAATCCTGTCTGTGCAAGTTGTATTCTTTGCGTCTGTGAAAAGATATTTGGATCTGCAACGGGTATAATATCTATTCTTGCATCAAAATCTGTAGCCTTAACTTGTTTTTGACCACCAACTACATCGTAGGGGTATTCAGGTGGCAAGTACATTGCAAACACATCTGACAATAACATAAATTCTTTTTTCATAGATGCATACAAACGCTTGTGTATAGCAGACATAACCCGCGAGCCACGTTCCAACAATGCAACAGTCGTGCCTACCGCAGCGCTTTGATTGCCATCGCCAACCTGCATGTCAGCGATTGATGCAAATCTTTGTCCTGCTTGTACAACCACACCCATCAAAGACAACAGAGTCTGTGATGGTTCTTTGAAGGGTAGTATTTTAAACGCATCATCAAGTCTTCCACCAGGGGCATCAACATCACGAAACTCGCCCGGCTGCAACGGTTGTGCTTCGTCACGAACTCTGATGCCTCGCATCTTGAATCCGGCTGGTAAATTTGACAAGGTGCCGGCGTCTAGAAGCTGTCTCAACGCTGCTGTTGCAGTTCGAGACAATCCGCCGATCATATGAATTAAACCGAATCCATAGAAGCCTAGTCCTGGTAAAAACTTAAAGTGAACAAAGTAATCTTTTCTTCTTCTTGTTGGATCTTGTGCATCGAAGTTTCTTCTAATTGATAATACTTTTCCTGTGGTTTCTTCTACTGTAACAATGTATGGAAGTTTAATACCTGTCGGTTCTCCATCTTGTCCCATGTCTTCAAAACCATCTAAGTCCAACTCTGTGTGACACTCTACAAGTGTAAATATTTCATCTTTGCTAGTTCCAGATGTACCTTCTAAATCTCTTTGTTCTTCTTTGACCTCGTCCTCAGAAAAAGAGGGCGTGCCCAACTCTATGTCAGCATAGAATCCTGAAACCTGGAGCTTTCTCATTTCATTAGCAGGCATCTTAATTACATGCATTATGGTGTCAGCATCATCTAATGATGTTGCACTGTATGGCACAACTAAATCTTCAGCGGGCACAAACTTAGACACACATCTACCTAGTGGCACATCATAGTAAACTTTTTTAAACGCAGATCCTGCAAGTGGTAAATTAAATAACATTTGATCAAACTCAGGTTCATACTCTGGCATTTCACACATAAGCTGATAGTTCATAAACTCCCTCACGCGTTCTGCTTGATCACTTTTTGCTTTGTCTGGTTTGCCCATAACACGTGTTCTAACAGGACCGTCTGCTGGTAATAATTCTTTGTATGCTAGTGATTGAAACTGTGTGACTGCTTCTGCAAGCACTGGATGTGTTGCACCTGATGCACCCTGAAAAGGCTCCGTTCTATCTTCGTATTTAAAACCAAGTAGATCTAGCCCTTTGATGTATGACTGCTCCCAATCATCTCTTGATGATTTGTAATCTTCAAAAGACTGCATCAAGTCTGCGCCTATTGGATCTAAAACATCTTCCTCTAAAAACTCTGCTAGATTTGCGTTTTGATCTGCGGCGGCCCCTGTTGACATAGCCATAGCTGCAGGATCAAAATCTATCTCCATGCCACCATCTTCTGTTGGTGTCATCTCTATTGGTTGTTTTGGTGGTTCTTGAGGTAATTGAATCTCTTGACCTTTGTTTCCAGGGACTTCTATTTTAGTTCTAGTTACGTTTGGTAACGCTTTATCTATTGTAGCCATTAGGAAGCTCTCCTTCTAAATAATGTTTCAACTCCACCACCCATGTTATATCCCACTCTACCACCAGTTGCAAATTCTTCACCTGTCTCTGGGTTTCTGCCTGTTACATTTGGGTTCGGGTTTGTTTGTTTTTTTGTAAACTTATCTGCTGCCTCTTTTAGTTTTTGTTCTGGTGCTTTTACAAGATTAGCCCACGACTCTACACCAAATCTTAAATCGTCGTATGTACCACCACCTTCAAAATCACCAATACCCTCTCCTGGTCCTTTCATAAACTCATCTGCTTCAAACGTGTTTGGATCTTTTGTTTTTTTACTCATGCCCTCGCCCATTCGAATATTTTCTTGTCCCGGTATAAATCTTAATTCAGTAATTTGCATATCGTCACCTCTGCCAGAAATTTCTATTGTCCCATCTGCTTTATACTCTGTCATGTATATTTTTTTGTTTGGTAAGTTTGGATGCTCAAATTCATAGAAATCATATCCCTCTCCTTGTTTAGTAGCTTTATAATCTGCTGGTATCATTTTTCCTTCTTTTCTAATTTTGTCTACAAGTGACGGGAACCAAACAGGCATACCCTCCGCAGTCACTGGTGTTTTAGTAGCGGTCTTCGTTACAACCTCTGCTATTTCTTTTCCTGCTCTAGGCATAAACAAGCTCGCAAGTCCTGCGCCCGCAAGTTGTAAAAAACCACGTCTTCCCATTTTTGGACCACCGCCTTCGTTAAATCCAACACGACCACCTTTTGCGTTTAAAGTTCTACCCTCTGTTCCAAACGGTGAAATATAGTTTCCTGATCTTAATCCTTCTTTTCTTGCTTCTGGTATTTTATCAAATTTTTCTTTTACCTTGTCAAGCTCTGCCATTGCCTCTTCACGAGTTAGTTGACGCATTTGAGCTCTCATTACAATGTCCTCCATTAGTTGCTCTGCCATGGCTTGATCAGCTGCTGCTTGTTCATTTATGGACATCATAAGTTTTTTAAAATTTTCTGGATCTGTGCTTTTTACAGCAGGCATAGTTCTTTCAAAAAGTTCTTCAAGTTTTTTCACTTCTTTTTCCAAAGCTTTTACACCTGGTGTAAAACCGCTGGGTATATCTATTTTAAAAATTTCAGCGTTAATACCTCCTGTGTTTATACCAAGTTCTTTAAGCATTTCCATAATCGCCATGCCTTTTTCTTGTGCTTCATTTATTTTTGCTTGTGCTGATCCAGCTGCCTCGTCTATTAGTTTTTGTTCACTAAGTAACTGTCTGTCCAACATAGGGTTGCCTGTTATGCTTGTTGTTGGTAACTCTCTTGCTTCTTCTATAATATCTGTCAAAAAACCCATGTCGTCCATTTGACGTTGTGTTTCTATGTAAGCTTGTATTTTAGCATCATCCCTAATCGTCACTCGTTTTGGATCACCAATTTCATAACCCTCATTCATCTTATCAACAATCATCTGTCTTATAGCTTTTGGTTCTCTGCCTGTCGTCTTTGCAATATTTGTGATAAACGCAATCTTGTCCTCGCTTAGTTTTGTAACGTCGTCTGCAGCTGTCATTAAGCTTGGTGATTTAGGTCCCAACATTTTATTAAACTCGTCTGGTGGCATAGATAATTTTTTCATTGCATCATCAGCCTCTTCAAACGTTGCACCCTTTGGTGCTGGCTCTATTGTTTGTATTTTACCTTTGTCTCTTAGTTCCGCTGCTCTTGCCTCTGGTGTAATACCTCTTTCTCTAATAATAAACTCTTCAAGAGACATCGTATCATCAAAGCCTTCGTCAAAATATTTCTCTCTTAATGCTTCATCTGAATAGCTGCCCACACCCGTTCGTTTTTGTGTGTCTGTAAATGATTCTGGTCTATAACTAAAAACTCTGGTTTGTGTTTCGCCCTCTGGTCCTATGATGGGTTTACCCTCTTTAAACTCCATTGGTTTTGTTGTTTCATCAAACCCACCTGTTACCTCGCTCAAGTCGGTTTTTTTGGTAAACTCTTCCGAAGCCTCTTTTAGTTTTTCTTTCGCTATTGTTGATTGCTTAATACCACTATCGGAACCTTTAAATATATTTGCTAAATAGTCTCTAAGTTTTTTCAGCATTAGTAATACGTCCTCTGTTGTTGATGGGATACTGGCTCATCTTCATAGTCTTCGGGATGCACCACGAAACCACCTTGTCTAAATCTCATTACGGCTTGAGTCATGCTATCCACTAGGTCATCGTGTTCCCCAAGTGGGAATGCAGCGCACTCCTCTATAACCTCTTCAGCAAACTTACGATCTGGATACCAAATCATGCCGGCCTCAAATAATGGCGCGACAGCGTTCACTCTAGTATGTTTATCATTTCCCTTACTAGGTGTAAAGTTAATAACCGGTATGCCCATCTGCCTAAGTTCGTATGTAAGCGGTAGCCCCGATGCTTTAGCCTCGACTATAACGGTTTCTGGTGACCAATAGTCGTATTGCTCCTTAGCCACTCTGCGTAGTTCGGGGAACTCGTATCGGTCTTTTTTGGCGTCTAATAAGATTAAATGTGCCTCGCCCTCTTCGTTTGGGTAGAATACACCCCATGTTGTAATAGCAGAATAATCAGCTGTTTGCTTTTTCATAAACGCTGTATCGTAGGATTGTATAACATGTGCAAGCGGTGGTAATTCTTGTTTTGGCCACTGTTTCCACCACTCACGTTTTATTATTGATCCTTCTTCTGCTGTCGGGTTTTGTTGATACTGTGCGTTCCATTTACCGATTGCAACAGATGCCTTGACTGATTCTAGTTCCTCTATCTTCCAATAACCTGGCCACACTGGTTCCCCCGATGGCATGATTGCAGGAAACTCTATGACCTCCCACTGGTCTGCTTTCAATTCTTTTTGTGCTTTGATTAGTTTGCCTGTCAGGTCTGCTACGTTCCATCGTGTCATGACAAGTATAATACGTCCACCTGGTTGTAAACGTTGTCTTGGTCCTGACGTGTACCATTCCCAAGCGCGGTCAAACGATGCCATATTCATAGCGTCTTGTTCTGAGTGCGGGTCGTCTATGATCATGAGGTCTGCACCACGACCGGTGATTGATCCGCCAACACCCGCTGCATAGTATTCACCGCCTTGATCTGTTTCCCATTTACCCGCAGCTTTGGAATCTTCTCTAAGTCTTGTGTTAAATATTCTTTGATACTCTTCGCTATCAATAACTGTTTTTGCTTTTCTACCGAAACGGACAGCGAGCTCCGCGTTGTGCGTAGCTTGTATAATTTTTAATTTAGGATTGTTACCTATCATCCATGCAGGCAAAAGATTAGATGCAAACTCAGACTTTGTATGTCTAGGCGCCATGTTAATAATCAATCGTTTGATATCGCCACTTGCAACTTTGTTAAACTTATCCGCCATAATCTTGTGATGTTCACCTTCAATAAATTCTGGCCAAATGTATTTTACAAAAGACATGAAGTCATCACGCACACTTTGATCTTTTTTCTTTTGATCAAGCAGTAGTACTGTTTGCAGATATTCTTTTTTAGTATCTGGTGGTAAATTGTTTATTTGTTCTGGTGTTAGCATTTGAAAAAAAATTTGCGCAAAATTTTTGCACTTACGTTTTTTTAGTGAAAACGATTTTACGCTAAATAAACTTATGTATCAAGGCTATATATAGTGTTATGTGGGACCCCTTTATACAAAATCTGGGGTGGGGGTGGGTTCTTTTTTTTTCTATTTATTTGACAAAAGGTACCGAATAATTTTATTATGGGATATTAATTTAAAGAAAGGATATACCATGTTATTTATCGTACCTGTTATAGTTCTAAATTTATTAGGATTAGTTATGGCAGTTGCTGGACACCCTCTGTTTGGGTTTGCTCTAGTTGTCGTAGCATTTTTATACATCGCAAAGTCTTTCATCGACTAACCCCTGGCCCTCGTTGAGGGCCTCTCTCTCATTTATTAAAAGCCGCAAGCCACAAGCCGCAAGCCGCAAGCTTGATGCGTAGGTCTTACAGATATATCTACCATGCCTAGCACCTTTAATTAACTAGAGAGAAGCCACCACTAGCCACTACGGCTACAGTAGGCTCTTTATCGTCTAGTGTTATATTATTCATAGCTTGTGATAATCGGCTCTTGGTCTGTTCACTCACTATGGATAATT